ATAAAATTAAGATAAGAGATACTAATTCAAATGCGGGAATACTTTTTACTTTTAAAGTTAAGAATCCTATTATGGGTACGGCTGATGTTGATTTGAATATTAGATTTAATGGTTCAACTCAAGCAACTTTAGAATTACTTTCGGTGAAGTGGTAAGATGAAAACCCAACTACTCTGTACTTTCGCAAAAAGAAATAGATTATATGATATAATTGATTTAATTATAGAATGTAATGATATTTTGTTTGATAAGGTTTATGTATTTCAGAATGAAAAAGATCATCATCAATTAATATGTACATACAATGTAGAATTAACAGAAGATTATATAGACAATGCAAGAGATACAATTTCGTTACATAGAAAGAAACAAACTAACACTTTATATACTATTAATGCTCTTAACGAAATAATTCGGAAAGAGAATAAAGGGGTTTTAGATAAAACTTTTCCCGTACCTTGGGAAAATTATCATAACACACTTTTACTTACAAATGACGAAGGTATTAACGTTATTCCTACAAGGATTTATACTATTATTGATATTAATACGGGGGATAGAACAACTGTAATTTAGATAAAATAAACCAGTGTTTTGAGAAATTAGACTTATATATATAATATCGGACCATAGTATATATGGTTATGTTTTTTGAAAAATTTGAAATGGGACGCATCGGCAGGCATGTTGATGTGGGGTTGACTGAATAACAGGTTACGACAAAGGCTTGTAAAGTATCCCAATTCTTCTTGTGGTAGAAGAGTATTCACCTAAATGTTGGTAATACTGGATGACAATCTATGAGGGAGTTTGAGTCAACACTTAACTTGAAAAAGTAGCCTACTTTTTCGCTTCACTGGGAGTACCCGAAAGGAAGTCTCCCCGTAAACTGGCCGAATAAACCAATCTTTGAGGGTTAAGGCATTTGTTTAGAAGTTGTATTCGCCTCAACGATGTTAATAGCATTAAGAGAGAATCGTAGTAACTTTCGGAAACAAAGTGTGAAGGCAAAAATCAGAGTGATTCAATGTGGAATGGCTTTTCCACACCCCCAAAATTTCAATACTCGGAGGATATACCGATGACGTAGTAAAGTACACTAAATAAAATACGAGGTTGGTCTCCATAAAAAGACTGATGTTTTAAATTACATCTAAAAAATTTAGTGTATCGGATGGTATCTAAAGAGGGACGGCGGCGGGCAAAAGTTTTAAAAGTGGCTCATTAATTTTCAGTTTCCACCAAATTAACAGACTTGAAAATATAAGGGCCACTTTTTATATATAAAAGGATGTGGAGAAAGTGATAGAATATTTAAAAGTGAGTGAAAACCCTAAAAGATTTTGCTCAGATTGTAATAGAGAAGTTTATCAAACAGTTCATCGGACTGGAGGGTATTATTGTGATTGGTACTCCAAAGGTAGTAAGATTTTTTGTGTGAATTGTTATGAAAATACCGTGGTATTTAAGCATACTTCTTGATATATATTACTGTAAGTGGTTACATATAGTAATCATTGAAAAATACTAAATAAATAATAAATAATAAGGAGATATCAAATGGATATTAACGCAATTAAGAAGAGATTAACTCAACTTCAAACTACGAATACTCGTACTTCAAATCTTTGGAAACCTCAACCAGGCAAAACCTTAATTAGAATAGTACCTTATAAATTCAATAAGCAAACACCGTTTATTGAACTATTTTTTCATTATGATATTGGCGGTAAGAGTTACTTATCACCAATCAGTTTTGGTCGTCCAGACCCAATTGAAGAATTTGCTGATAAACTAAAGTCATCTGGTAATAGAGATGATTGGAAATTAGGTAAAAAGTTAGAGGCAAAAATGAGAACTTTTACACCTGTAATTGTTCGTGGTGAAGAAAAAGAAGGAGTAAAATTCTGGGGATTTGGTAAAACAGTTTACCAGGAACTTCTTTCAGTTATTGCAGATCCAGATTATGGTGATATTACAGATCCTGTAAATGGTAGAGATGTTGGAGTCGAATTTAAAACAGCTGAAGAAATCGGCGCTTCGTTTCCTAAGACTACTATTAGAGTAAAACCTAATCAAACACAAATAACAGAAGATGCAAAGGAACTTGAAGCTTTGTTAAATTCACAAAAGGATATTCGTGAAATTTATAACGAACAAACTTATGATGAATTAGCAGAAGTTTTACAAAAATGGTTAAATCCTTCCGATGATGATACAGAGGAAACCGAAAAACCAAAGAGTTCTGAAAAGTCTTCTACAGTTTCAACATTACAAAGTAGCACAACTACTTCCGATGCATCTGCGGCATTTGATGACCTCTTTAATAGTTGAAGAGGAGAATTTAAATGTCTGTAAAAGATGAATTGGCAAGTTCTTTAGCTGATAATCTTAACAAACAGTTTAAAGATACTAAAGTCGCTTATTTTTTAGATGGTTCTGATACAACTCCTACAGATATAAAGGATTTTGTTTCAACAGGATCAACTCTATTAAATTTAGCAATTTCGAATAAACCTAATGGTGGTATTGCGGTAGGTCGTATTACTGAAATTAATGGTTTAGAATCAAGTGGTAAATCTTTAATCGGTGCTCATATTCTTGCGGAAACACAAAGAAAAAAAGGAGTAGCAGTTTATATGGATACTGAGACTTCTGTGAGTAGAGAATTTCTTGAGACTATTGGAATAGATGTAAGTAATATGTTGTATATACATTTAGAAACGATAGAAGATATTTTCGAAGCCATTGAACAAATTGTTGTAAAGATTAGAGAATCAGATAAAGATAGGTTAGTAACTATATTAGTTGATTCTCTTGCAGCTGCAACAACTAAAGTTGAGTTAGAAGCTGATTTTGAAAAAGATGGTTGGGCAACTTCTAAAGCTATTATTATATCAAAGGCTATGAGAAAGATAACCCAAATGATTGGTAGACAAAAGATTGCTCTTGTGTTTACAAATCAACTTCGTCAAAAACTTGGTGTAATGTTTGGAGACCCTTGGACAACAAGTGGTGGAAAAGCATTACCATTCCACGCTTCAACTCGTATCAGATTAAAGAATCTTGGACAAATTAAAGATACTAAAAAGAATACTATTGGTATGAAGATGAGAGCTCAAGTCATTAAAAATAGACTTGGTCCTCCCATGAGGCATGCCGATTTTAATTTATACTTTGAAAGTGGAATAGATGATGATGGTAGTTGGCTACAAGTACTAAAAGATCATAAATTGTTAAAACAAGGTGGTGCTTGGTATACTATGACAAATCAAAATGGAGAGGAACTTAAATTCCAATCTAAAGATTGGAGTGAACAACTCAAAGACGTAGAGTTTAGAGAACATTGCTACAATTTAATTTGTGATAAAGTGATTCTTAAATACGATAAAAACTTTGGTATAGATGATATAACTGTAGCAGAAGAATCAGATGGACAATGATAGATATATATCTATATTAAATGAGATACGAAAACACGGCGGCAAGATAGATTCAGGTAAGCCTGATGATAAAGTACTGATAATAGATGGCTTAAATACTTTTATCAGAGTATTTAGTGTTATACCAACTCTCAATGATGATGGGATTCACGTTGGGGGAATAGTTGGTTTTTTGAAATCAGTCGGTTATGCAATTAAAATGCTCAATCCCACCCGATGCATAGTTGTATTTGATGGTAAAGGCGGGTCTGTCCGCCGCCGTAAATTATATCCAGAATATAAAAATAAGCGTAAGACAAAGATACGTCTTAATAGAGCTAATGACTTTTCTTCTGTAGACGATGAACGAAAATCAATGTTTATGCAAGTTCAACGTTCTGTTGAATATCTTGAACAACTTCCTATAACTATACTATCAATAGATAATATAGAGGCTGATGATACTATAGCTTATATTTCAACAAATGTATTACCTAAAAGTGATATTATTATTATGTCTACGGATAAGGATTTTATTCAGTTAGTAGATAATCGAATTTCTGTTTGGAGTCCTACTAAG